AACATATTAGAATAGTAGTAAATATCTCTTATATTATAGGACTGTGGATAAGTGCAAAATTTCATTTTTTTTTTTCATTTGTATTTATTAAGTTTGTTTTTATGGGATCAATGATTGAAGCGAAGCGGAAGATATTACGGAGTGCGTCTCCGTTATCTTTCGCACATATTACAAGCAATGGGAAATGGTTAATAAGACCGCATCTAGTACAGATAGCAAAGGCAGTTTATGAACTTTTGTATACTGATAAGGAAATATTAATAATAAATATGCCACCAAGGCACGGAAAAAGTGAGTTTCTTTCCAAGTATATCCCGGCTTGGTATCTGTCACAATTCCCGGATCGAAGGGTATTATTAACGACGTACTCGGATAGATTCAGCGAGCAATTCGGCAGGATTGTCATGGATTTGTATCTTGAAAATATGAAGTACTTTGGTACGGGGATTTACAAAAGAAAACAATCCTCCGGGGAATGGATGACTGAGGCAATGGGCGGTATGGTCTCGGTTGGCGGCGGTGGTTCGATAACAGGCAGGGGTGCGAATTTATTAATAATTGATGATATAATAAAAAATGTAATTGAGGCATTGTCGTTGACGCATCAGGAAAACATGAAAGATTGGATGTATACGACAGCGTTAACAAGGCTCGAACCGGGCGGAAAGGTAATAGTAATTATGACAAGATGGCAACCTGACGATTTGACGGGTGTTTTAATTGAGAAAACAAAACTAAGTAAATTAATTCATTTGAAACTTAAAGCTATTGCAACCGAGGATGAATATTTTAGAAGAAAAGGCGGGGCATTGTGGCCGCAACGTTACAACGTTGAGGACTTGGACGCTATCCGGGAAAAAATAACGCCGTATTGGTTCAATGCAATGTACCAACAAGAGCCGTCAAATAAAGGAAATGAATATATAAATGTAGGTCATTTCGGTGAATATCTTGAGGACGCAAAAGGGATTTATATACCAGATGAAGGCAAGTTAATACAACCAAGATTTTTGGAAAAATATGGTGTTGTGGATTTAGCAATTGGAACAAAACAAAGCAATGACTATACTGTTACAATAGTATTCAAAATGGATTTACAAACAAATGTATTTGTAGAAAATGTATTTCAAGAACGTATGCCACCAGATCAACACGAGGAAATAATTGAGGAATATTATTCAAGGTATGGAATAAAAATGATTGGGATAGAATCTGTCGCATATCAGGAAACAATAATACATCGTTTAAGGAGTAAAGGATTAGCAGTTTTGGCATTGGAACCAAAAAAAGAAAAATTGATTAGACTGTTAAGAATTGTTCCACATTTAAAGGACAAAAAAATATATTTAAAAAAGGATGCGCCTTGGAAAAAAGATTTTATTGAGGAATTGGAACGGTTCCCACATTTCAAACATGACGACCAAGTTGACGCCTTCGCATATATAGCAGAATTTTTGCATATCCGCGGAAGAATGAGCGTAAGCGGAGCAACGGTGACACGAGGAAATAGAATAGATTTAAGGCGGTAAAAAAGCCGCAGCATTTAAAATAAATTAAAAGGGTGAATTTATGACTGAGGAAAAAGTCAAAGGGATTTATGAAACATTGGTTAATGATGTTTCTGAAATGGTAGACAGCGACAAAGCACTGGCTATAAAATTTTTGGAAAAAGTGAAGCAGTCAGTAAACGCAACATTGCGTCGTTTGAAAACATTTCAAAAAGCCGCCGTAGGATGGGACGAAGAAACAAAAAGGGACGAACCTGCAGGGGGTACAGATGGCGACGAAACCTAATGTATGGTCAAAGCGTTCGGAAAATATTTTGAAAACCTGTCACAAGGATTTGCAGAAAATTATGGACTACGTACTCGAGTATGTTGACATAAGCATAATATGTGGTTTCCGGGATAAGGTTGAGCAGGACAAAGCATTTGACGGTGGATTCACACAAGTACAATTCCCGGATAGTGAGCATAATATTAGCCCGTCAAATGCTGTGGATGTTATACCTTATCCGGAAGGTTACAAATCACATGCAAAATTTTATTATATTGCCGGGATTGTGGAAGTCATTACAAATATATTGCACTCACATAAAGTCATAACGCACAAAGTGCGTTGGGGCGGAGATTGGGACAGGGACAAAGATTTTAGCGATCAAAAATTTAACGATTTAGCGCATTTTGAACTGGTGGAAGAATGAAAAGAAAATATTATTATCTTCGACTGAGGACAAGGCGGATAATTTTTCGAAGTGCGTATATCGTTGTAATCACTATAATGGTTTTTTTATTAATAAATTAAATTGGAGTAGGAAAATGTCAACGAAAAAAGTTGAAACAAAAAGAAAAGACCCTAGCTATTACATTGAAAGCTGGGAAAAATCATTTGACTTAATCAAATGCAATATTACAAAAAGATATGGAGAAGCAAAAGCAAAAGAAATGCTTTTGACATTTGCCGAAAAATTGAAAACAAAATTAACGAAGGAGGTGAGCTAATGTTAGTCGAAATATTCAGGGCAGGAATTTACAAGTTCGGCGGCAAAACGTATAATTTTGGTTTGCGTTTTTGCAAAAAACTTGTAAGAAGTTATAACCGACAGGCATTTAAGAATGGGATCAAAGCCCCGTTTGTAAAGGGACACCCGACAACTGACGAACCCGCTCACGGTTGGGTTGAAACTTTAAAAATGAATGGGTCAACATTACTTGCTGACATTCAAAATTTGAGTGTAGAGGTAATGGAAGATATTAAAGCGGGACGATACCGCAATATATCTGCATCATTACAGGGAAATAGATTGAAACATGTCGGTTTACTTGGCGGCGCAAGTCCACGGGTCAAGGGGATGCTTCCCGTGACATTCGACGACAAAGACAGTGGTGAACCTGTAATTACATTTAACAATGACGGTGAACAGATCGCAGAGTTGGAAAAGGAAAATGCAAGGCTGATAAAAGAATTGTTGGAATTTCAGGTTGCGGAATTTGCGACTTTGCAAAAAGCAAAGATAGTTGAATTCAAGGTTGGCTCTGAGGTTGCCAAGAGAATAACAGATCAAACAAAGGCATTATATGCGATAACAGGAAAAGAAAAAGCCGAAAATGTGCTTGTAACAATGTGCGAATTAGCCGGGAAAAGTTCCGCTGTATTGATAGGAGATATGGATTATCAGGAACGGGATAGTGGGACGGATGACCGAGACAAATTGCATAAAGATATTCTGGCATTTTGCGAAAAGAACAAATGCGGATATGAAACCGGGGCGGCAAAAGTAATAGAGTTACGGGAAAAAGCCAAATAATTCATTTTAAAATTTTAAAAATAATGGAGGAAGTAATGAGAAAATTTTTTTATATCATCAGATTGTTTATTATGGCGCATGATTGGTTGACATCTGAGGAAATCCCGGAAAAGAAAATATTTAATTTTGATTTGCGGGGGGATGAACTACGGGTCGTTGATCCGGTATTAACACAAATAGCGCACGGGTACAGTAATAGAATAGTAGAGTTTGTTGCACGAAAAATTTTCCGGCTAGTACAGGTAGTCAAAGAAAAAGGAAAAGTTTTAACATTTACTAAGGAAAATTTTGTAGTAAGGGACACAGTACGAGCAATGCGAGGTCCATCAAACCGTATACCACCAACAGCCTTTTCATATATCGAATATGAATTATTGGAACATGATCAGGAATTATCATTAGACACAAGAGAGATAGCCGAGGCGAACAGTGCTATTAGGTTGGAATCACGAACAGTACGGGAATTGACTGATACTTTGGCACTGGGACAGGAAAAAGAAGTTGCTGATTATTTACAGGATAATGGTAATTTTAATAATACAACTACACTACTGGCGGCTGGAAGTTGGATCAGTGCAGATAACCGGGATGTGTTAAATGATTTCCGTGTTGCAAGGGCGGCGATTAAAGCGGACATTGGGCGATTGCCGAACACTTGTGTTATGGCGTATGATGTATTCGAGGAATTAATTGCACATCAAAACATAATTGATAAAGTACAATATTCAGGATTAGCGGAAATCACGAAAGATATTTTGGCGTCGTTACTAGGTTTTAAGACTGAGAATTTTCACGTTGGCGTATCGGATTATACAATTGATTCACTAGCCGCTTCAACTCTTACACCATTATGGAC